GACCATTTGCGGCGTAGCGCACGGCCCTCTTCTGTTTGCATCAGTTGGGCAAAATAGTTATTTTTTGGTGCCTTTTGTGGATGCGTTCCTTGGCCCTTTTTTGATGGGCTTTTTGCTCTCGGCTTTCTTGGGGGTAAGCCCATCCATAGCCTCCAATATTTTTGCTGATAAAATTGCTCTGGTTTGTGCTGAATTACTGCAAAACTGCACTGGCGGTATTCCGCTCTGAATATCCTTTAGGATAGCTAGTTTTTGCTCATCACTCAGTGAACCAGACACAACAACAGCCTGGACGCTGGTGAGTGTGTTCACCAGGTCCTGTGCTGATACTTGCATCAGTGTCTCCTTGTTGTGGTGTTATTATGCTGCGCTGAGTACGCCTCTGCCGGGTGACAGTGCGCCTCTGTCTTCTTCATCATCCATCGCTGCCATAAGCATCTGTGACATAGCCCCTACTCCAATCATCCCTGCTAGAGCGTGGAAGGTCACATATTCTGCTAATTTGCTTTGGTTAATGACATCACGCACAGCTTTAGCAACCTCTGGATATTCAGCTTTGAATTTCTTTGGGTTGCGTAGGTAAGCAGCTATGACATCTGCTGATAACTCGGCTGGGTCAAACAGGTAGCGTAAATCTCTGCGCAAATCGCCGAAAGCATCATAAAATGCGCTTACATTTGGTTCTTTACCGGCATCTAACTCAGCTTTGTATATCCTGGTGATGTTAGCACCAAAATCCTCAGACCGCATATTAGCTAGCTTTGTAAGCTGCCCCGTGATGTTTTCACCGGTAAGCTGCTCTAGCATAAAAGCTTTCATATCAGCATTAACCCATAACTCAGGCCGTCTTTTTCTGCTGATTGCTTCTATATCACGATATAGTTTTGCTGAAGGTGTTGTGCCATCCGGGTCAGCGGCAAAGGCTTTAGACATCATTTCAGTAAAGGATCTGAAGCCGCTCTGGCTCTCGATTGCGTGGCCTAATTCATGCAAGAATGTCTCAAAGAACATTCTCGGCGTCATTCTGCCATCTGGGGTCATTTCATTGATATTAGTGACCTGGATAGTTCGATTATACATTAGGTCATTATCTCGGTCGTAATATGCCCGAAACTCACCAAGTATATTGCTGTTTTCACTACCAGCCAGCGTTCTAAACGCATCAGTAATTAGAGGCGTTAGTACAGCCAGATCCTCGTTTGAGGTCCGGGTGCTATCATCTAGGCCAACTTTAATGGCACTAGTGGTTGCCCGGTCTTCTGGGTCTAACCGCACCACTGCTTTCTTCACAGTCTTGTTGGCTTCTTCGAAATAGATACTTTCTATATCGTTTTTACGCATAGCCTCTAACCGGCTGCGTAAATCTTCAGCAATATTTGTGCTTGTTTGCGGTGGATTGGGGTCTACCTGCGCCAGTATTTCACTGGCTCTATCAGCGTCAAATTCTACGCTTCTGGAAGATCGAAGAAGTGGTCCGGGAGATTGCTCTCCAGTTCCGCGTCCATCACCTGTTCCGGGTATGCTAGAGCCAGATAGGTTTCCTGTGTTGGCAACACTCCGATTTTGTTCAACGCTTGAATTATTGGGTCCTGGTCCTTCCCAGGCAGCCCGTTTAATATCCCCTGCTGCATCAAAAATCTCCTGTCTAGCTTGGTCTATTGTTATATCACCCTTGTCATATCTTTTCCAGATATTGGCGATAGTTTCTTGGTTTTTCTTCTGACCTTTGAAGCCTGGTGTAAACAAGCCTCTAACAGCTTCCCATGTGATTGATTGCATCTCTCTTGGCAGTATGCCCATCTCTGCAGCAGCCTGTCTGTAAGCCTCCGCATATAGGCCATATGCGCCAACTGCGCCTGTAATGCCTGACTTACCGCCAGCCTTAAAGTTTTCCATTACTTCCTGGTGATTACCAGAGAATGGACGCAAATGCGCAGCAGCTACAGCGTGAGTGTCAATTGTAACATCACCCTGGTCCGACATTGGGTCTAGAATGTTGTTATAGAAGCTACGCACCTTGTGCATCATGCCAAGCTGCACATCGATATTTATCCGTGAGCCATCCTCGATAATACTAACGGCTTTCTCGATGTCACCAAAACCATTCCAGGCTGTTCCAGACTTCTCGCCCTTCTTTGTGCGTTGAAAGTCTGCTAACTCACCCTCTGGTGTGATGATGCGATGGCTACGTTCTGGATTATTTACTTCATCCCAGAACCTAATGAATATCGCCTTTTCATAGGTGTTTAAATTTTGAAACTGTGCGCCATTTATAACTTTTAAGTAACCTTTGAGGCTTTTCTGTGGGATTGGCTGCTGCTTCTTAATCATACGCCGGAACGCTGATGCCATCTTTTTATCAAAGATGTCTGTCGGTTGAATTTTGCCATAGGCGTCAATCGTTCTGATGCCTAAGTCGTAATTCATATACCAATCTTTTTGAGGCGATAATGACGCCATCACGCCAGATACTTGGGCCAGTGTTAGGCCGTATTTATCTGCAGCTTGCTGGCTTAACTTGTTTGCACCGACATACCACTGTTTTGCTCGTTCACGATATTCCGGGGTAACACTGTTATATAGGTGCAGCAGGTTTTTCTTAAAATGGTCGATTAGAATTTGCTCATCTGACCGGCTATCGCCAAGCTGACGTTCACCTCTGATACCCAGATAGTTCATCACCTTTGGCATTAGCTTTTCGCCAAGGCCAGAGTTTAGAATTGCATCTGCGCCAATCTGCAGTGGTACATCACCCATAAAGTCTTCAGTTGCACCTGCCGCTGTTGGGCGGCGTGGTGATATCCGCATTGGGTTATTTACAGGCGTAGCTGCTCTATCCTCAGAAACAATATCGTCCTGAACCGGCTGCTGAGACATAACACGGGCCACATATGGCATGACATATTTGTCAGCTAATGTTGCGTCCTCTAAGTTTCTCTCAGCTTTGCTTGCAATTTCAAATGCACGTTCAACTGGGTTTGACCCAAGATTTGAGCGTAAATCTGCAAGTGCATCAATCAAAGTTGCCTTATCAGATGGGGTAATACTCTCATCGGCATTAACCGCCTCGATTAGCGCATCATTGGCCTCACGATTATCCTGGATGCCTCTGATATAACCAGCAGAAACATCAGCCGGACCTGCAACTGATTGCCGGTCTTCTGCTGCTGGGTCCACCTGCCTGTCTCTTGTTGAATTGTTTTGGTCACTGTCCAAATGGTTCTTTAGCCCGGCAATGACATAGGAAATGTTTGGTATTTGGCCGCCATTTTTCAGAGAATTAATAGCGGCCCTCGCCCCACGTTCATATGTTGGGTTTTGCGCTAGGTCCTCTAATGCAGAGACTGCGTTTTGTGGGCTTGTGCCCGTTGCATCCAACAAAATCTGCTGTGGAGACAAATCACCAAAGCGTCCATTCTGCGCATAGATATCTTTGTGCATTTCTTGCGCAGCTTGTTTGTCTTCCTCATTGGCTTGCTTAATTGCCGCTTGTTCTGCCCGTCTATTTTCTCGAACAGAAAAGTCACCTTGGGCGTTAATGCCCTGGTTGTTCTTGTTGTCCTTAATGTATTTTGCCACCCGGCTGCGTCTGCCGGTAACTGCATCAACTGCCCTGCCCCCAACTACTGCGGCAGTCTGTACTGCTGGAATAAGTGGGTTAACAGAGGCACCATAGAGCGTACCTAGGATGCGAGTGGGTGTTTCAATCAGACTGCGGTCTGAATAGCCAACATTTGATGGGATTGGTGATAGCTGGTCAGTGAATTTACTTAAACCAGCTACATAACCATCATTATGCAAGGTGGTCAGTTCATTCATCTGACGCATGATGGACAGCATATCCTGTCCCTCTTGTGTATCGCCAGCCAACCGTTCTACAGCTTGCATCTCCTGGATGCCCACTGTGCTTTTAGTTTTGTTTCTGGCTTCACGCTGTCCAGCGATTGCCATAACCTTGTCCATCACAACCGACAACTCATCATTGTCAGTTATGCCAAGCTGGTCGCGTAGGTCACGGGCCAGCCGCTTTAAATCTTCTGCATATTGAATATGCGCTTTATCGATTACCTCGCGTGAGCCTTTTGTGCTGGTTTTAGCAACATCTTTAAGGTTCATGCCGTTTGCCTGGGCAATGCCATCTAGCTTTCTGGCCAGATCCGCCGCCGCCTGGGGGTCATTACCAACCATTACTGGATTGATGGTTTCACCTAGTTCGGTCAAACGCTGGGCTGCAGCTTCTCTAGTTGGTGTGTCCGGTGCGCCGCCTTTAACTACTTCTGCGCCAAGTCGTGTACCGCCACCCATTACACCGCCCAAAGCAAAGCTATCTATTGCCCGGTCACCGATTTCTGGTGCTGTATACTCTGCGCCTTGTGTTTTTGCGCCAGTAATGACTGCTGCGTCCTGGGCCATTTCTGTGCCGCCCTCGACACCAGCAGCTTTCATGGTGCGCTTTGTGATTTCTGCAGCAGCTTCACCAAAGCCTTTTTGTGATAACTCTTCGATTATTTCACCAGCAGTCATATTAGCTATTTTGTCTGCCGGGATTACTCTACCAGCACCAAATTTGTCTAAAATGCCGATTAAAACACCAATGCCAGCAGCGACTTTTTCGTTATAGCTTCCTGTTTTATCTTCCTGCTCTTGTGCAGATTCACCTGCACCCATAATGCCAGAGCCAGCTAATACTGTAGCACCGCCGCCAATAACAGCCCATGCAGGTGCGCCAAAGTATGCCGCTGTTGCAGTTGCGGCTGTACCGCCAAGCGCAAAGCCCATCTGTGGGATATTTTCTAGTAGCTTTTCGCCTAATGCTGGAAGCAATTGACCCTTGTTATAGTTTTCACGCAAAGAGCCGGCATAAGATGGCTGATAGCCACCCTCTTTAATATCTTGTTCCTGTTGCTCGACTATGCCAGTACCGAAATCCGCTACAGTATCAGAGCCGACAAGCCGTCCTGCTACCTCGATGCCTTTGCCAAATAACTCCTGGCCTTTATCTATGCCATAAGCAAAAGCCCCATCGCGTGACTGAGGGGCTTGTGGAACCGGGGCTGGTGCAGGTGCAGTTCCGCGCAGTTGTTTATAGGAGTTGGCAACAGTGTCAAATTCAGGCGTACCTTTCTTGTTCTGATTAGCGATGAGCCAATCAGCGTACTGCTGTAATCTATCAGCCATATTATGCTCCTAGGAATTTACTATCGCATCTGCTTGTGTGAATTTGTCAGCGTCTGGATCTGAGGATGTTGCGCCGCCATTGGCTCTCATGCCACTAGCGTAGGCTCGTTGCTGTGCCTGAATTGCCTGAACAGTAGACATGTAATGACTGCGCACCGCTTTCATGCGGGTGATAAACTGCTCTCTTGATTGTGATTGCTCTAGCGCACCCAAGCTTGCGTTTAGCTGTGCCAATTCACGCTCTGACACTTGGCCTAGTGCGCCGCCAGTTGGCGATGCTTTTCGCATAGCGTCTAACCGGTCGAAACCGACAGCCGCCTGGATAGTTTGGATATCCATTTTAACGTCATGCGCCGCTGTACCCGGAACCGCTGACATAATACTGCCAAATAAGCCAGTGACATTATCCAATGGATTTTTGTTGCTGGCTGCTGTTTGCACTTTAGCCAAAACTGAATCAATAGCTGTAATTGTGGGGCGTGTGTAGGCGAGAGCATCTGTAATAGCATCACCTGCCATGCCTTTTTGCTGGTCTTTTTGCAGCTTCGCAAATTTGGCATCTACTAAACCTTGGCGGTATTTAGCTAATGAATTTGCTTCTTGCTGCTCAACTTGTGCGTTGTATTCAGCTAATTCAGCTTGCCGATTATAATCTTGTATTGCGCCATATTGGTCAGACATTGCTGACATACTCGCTAGACCGCCTTGACTAGCACCGCCTAAACCTGCGCCGCCAATCCGCATCAGAGCCTCACCCATGCCTATCTGCTGGTCAGACAGCATTGGCTTGGGAATTGACATAGGTGCCGCATCACGCCGCCCTGTAGGCTGAGATAATGCAGGTTCTGGGGTTATTGCTGGGGCTGGCGTTTGCTCTATGCCGGATGGGTTAACCACTCCAATTCTATCACGCCGATATTGACCGGTATCGCTCACATTCGGCATCTGAATTGGGTCTGGGTATTTATTATAAGCGTCTATCTGCGCTTGTGTTGGGCGTGGGGTTGGTGGTGATACAAACATCCCTGTCCCTGCCCCTGCAGCAAGTAATCCTTGCCGAAAAGTTTGACCACTTATTGTATTACCGCCTCTGGGTATATTCTGCTGGTTCATCATTACCCCCTAATATAAATCATTGCCGCCGTAGCCACCACGATAGGTGCCACGCTCAAAGCTTCCGGGGTTACCTGAGCCATATGAATATCCGCCAGTTGGCTGGTTAAACATTTGCGCAAATTCAGGCCCATATTTATGACCAAAGCCAAATCCAGCCATTGCGCCAGACAGACCAGCCATCATTGGATTTGCTGAATTTGTTTGCACACCTCCTGTAGAGGTTGGCGTCCGGCCTAATATTCCGGCGTTATAGCGCATAATCTGGTCTAAATTGTAATCTCTATTGCCTTCAAATTGACCACGCTGGTTATCATAAATGCCCTGTTGCTCTTGTCTGAGCATACCGCCAGCATTTTGCATATAATCGGCTGCAGTACCTGCGTTGCCGAAACCAGTAGAATATGTACCAGCAAGGTTCTGATTTGCAGTTGTCATATTAGCTAGTTGATTTTGGTCGGCTTGCATGGACCGGCTAATGAGCTTGTCTTGGATATTTGCAGCCACATCCGCTGACCTATCATCATAGGCTCTCTGCGCAACAGCCTCTGCGATACCAGCGCGACTGCTATTAGTGTTGCCTGTAGCTGATGCGCCTTGCCCTATTCCGGGCAGGGTCTGCTCTGTCAGCCCACGGTAATCATCGCGCATAGCTGCACGGAGCAATGGCTCTGTGTTAGCTGTTGCATAATTGACTGCGTTATCCAGTGGGTTTTGGCTAGCACGGTTGTAAATATCTAAATAATTAGTGCCAAAGCCCCGCCCTGCATCCATAAATTGGTTTGCGTCTTGCGCTGTTCTTGTGCCCACACCCGCAATATTTTGAATAGCTTGATTTTGGATTGGGTTTAGACCGGCATATGTTGGGCCTTGATAATAACCAGCATCTAAAGCTGAATTTAGTGCCCCCTGGCCTCTGCGCATCATATCTTGTGTGTATGGACGTGCATCCATGTATGGCATCATGCGCATACGGTTGGCTTCTGCTTCCGCCGCCCGGTCTTGCTTTGCAGATTTGTTACCCATAAAGCCGCCAATAAGTGAGCCGCCAAGCTGGCCTACCATCATAGCTGTTGCTGGATCCATTAAATTATTCCTCTTTTGTTTTAGACATCCACCCAGGCAGTTCCTGTCCAAACAACCAATCCCTCAGACCCATCAGAAAGTGGGTCCCAGGGGGATATGTTATATTTGACTGTGCCTATAAGTGGATTTATGGGTGGCTCGTCTAAAACTTCGATAGAACCGGCTCCGATAGATTTGATTGTGGTTTCAAGACGCTGTAATTCATCCTGTAAATATTTAACTAAACCCTCTTCTATTACCGGTGGTTTTCCACGCTGATAATTCTGATGAACGAGGTGTGTTTTTGAGTTTACCGCCATCTATTTTCTCCCTGTCACCGTGATATCGACATCAAAGCCACTGAAAGAAATGTCCTTATAATCATCTGCATTTAGCGTGATTTTGTAGGAGAGATAACGCCCTGCCGCCCGGCTATCTATCTTATAATCCGTTGCGGTGTCATAGACGGCATTATGGGTGTAGGCAGGTAGTTGGTTTGGTATATCTGAGGCACCAAAAGAAAAATTGATTGTGGTGCTATCAGTGTTAATAGTTTGGATTTGAGGCAGTAGCCTGGTGATTACTTTATAGCCATCGATGGGTTCTTTAATTTCATCTAGGTCCAGACCAACTCGCTCTAAGAATAGGGGTTTGGTAGCCTCAGTATCGACATCAAAGGCAATGTTGCCGGTATCTGCTAGGTCAACACCATACAGCTTTGATGACGTAAGCCCATTGCCTGTATCAATCTCGCCAACCATAAGGGTATGCCGGTCAAAGCTGTCTTCCTGTTGGTAATAACTACCACCAGCCGTAGCATAGCTTTGTGTTGATTGGGCATAGGTTGCCACAGTGTTTACGTTTGCTGTGGTTCCCGCTGAAACATTAGGTAAATCGAGAAAAGACCAGGTGTTATTGGCATAGTTATAGGTAGCCGCCCGGTTGCAACGTGCAGTGTCCGGGAAATCAACTAGGCTATCACCACTTTGATAGCAGAAGTAAATCTCACCCAGCAGCTTATTATGCTGCACAAAACATCTGTCAGCGTTCTTATTATTTAGACCAGTGAAGATAAATTCACGGGTTACCTCATCGCATATGCTCTGCTTGCTGTTCCCATCGTGCATATAGATATCTGAGGTGCCAAAGCAGAAATGCTTGCCCTCGGCTTCAACAACGCAATTTTGATTTATTAATCCATCATCGCTAAACAATTTGCGGAAATTAAATAAGAAAGTGCCGCCGACAAAATCCATCATCACGGCTTCTTGATTAGAATAGATTACAAAGTTAGTGCCTAAAGACAGCCCATCTACAATGGGTGACTGCATAGAAACTAAGTCATTGAAACCGGCTGACGCAGTTGTTAGCGCAGCGTTCCATGTACCTGGTATCGAGTTAGCTTGTACAATATCTGAAAAGCGCACACGGTTCGGATAGTTGGTGCTGCCCTCAGTCATGTTTAAGGCCAGCAAGAAATCACCAAAGGGACGCAATGCCTCACATCGCCAGTTAGCATCCCAATTAGTAAGCGCAGCAAAGTTGGTGCCGCTAGGTAGCCGGAAGGATGGCACCTTATCAGGCCGGTTGATATAGACAACATCCGCTAGGTTGCTAATTGTAAAGGGCCTGGGGTCTGCAACGCCTGATATGGAACCAGACACATCACTCACAGTACCATTTGCATACTCTTTAATCGCATATGCATCAGTAGCCATCAAAATGGTATCAAAGTTGGCTGAACTGCCTACTACACCGAAAGCTGCTCTAGGATTAAACCCAAGGCTATCTTTAACATTACGGAAGACCGGGGCACGTTTTACTTTGCCCTCATCAAACCGCACATTCTTGCCAGATGTAAAACCGTTGATTGGCAGGTTATAGGGGTTGGGGTCTGTTGCTATTCCAACGCCGCCTAGGTTTCTGATTGGGAGTGTAGGCATGTGGCTATACCCCCTTTTAAGTTTTAATAATGTAATTAAGGATCATTGTTGGCTGTACGTTTGGATGCGCACCACCGCCACCGGTGTTATCAATTGTTAGTGGTGAGGCTGATGCACGGCTGCCACCTCTGGTATCGCCAAACCCAAGTGGTGTCTGTGTTGTTGAGCCGGTTGTTGGGTTGAAATCTTCGCGCTGCTGCACAACACCTGTATGGCTGTGCGCTGGCATTTCTGCAGTTGTAAGGGTGTGGGTTTCATTACCGCCGGTTGCGCCAAGGCTATCTCCATCAACGCTGCCTACTACACCGAGCAATCTGTTGGCTGACGTACCGCCCATATCGTCCTGACCAGCGATAACTCGGCCCCGCAGGTCCGGTAGAACGAAGGTGGTTGAGCCATCCCCTGCCCCATATGTGGTGCCGATTGCAGCAAACAAATCCGCATACTGACTTCTATTTATGGTTTGACCATAGCAAAGCAGATAGCCGGTTGGTGCTGCTGTACCTGCAAAAGCTGATACAACACCTGCTGGAATGAGCGTTACACTCGTTGCTAGCTTGGCTGTGGTAATCTGCCCGTCACCAATATCTGCTGTCGATATAGTGCCATCTGTAATCATGGCACTTGTGATGGCTAGGTTTGAGGTCAGATAGGTTCGCAGGTCCGGGAGTGCCACCTGCTTCATCCCTACATCGTCATCATTTATGACCATCCTATCAGCATCGACAAGCGTGGTGGCCACTGCTGGCCTCGCATTGTCCATGATGTTTAATTCTGTCTCTGTCGCTGTAATAGCGTTTTGGATGTTAGGAAATGTGTTTTTGATAGTGGATTTGATTAAGCGTAGATGGTCATCACTGACCGATAGTGCGTCAGTTGCCGCTGGATTTGTGGCAACCAGACTATTGATATAGGTACCTGTCTCTAACGGCATTTTGGTTTCCTCTGAATTTCAGGCTCTATTGCAAAGGGCCTAACAATAAGAACAACAAGGCAAGCTTTAGCCTTGTTTTTGAATTGGGTTATTTTTTAGGGTATCGGGGGTCCAAATCGCCCTGGATGGGACCCGGCTGCGCCTGGCAGCAGCGACAAATCAGATAAGCAATTGATAAGACACAACAAGTGACAGCAAGCGATTATTATTCGCTTGACCTTTTGCCTCTTTGGTTCATTGACATTAGGACATTATCTGAAATTTATTCGGACCAGGTCATTTGTCTTGTCTAAAAATCGGGACCTCACGGCAGACCATCGCCCACCATCGAAACTAGCAGTAACTAGCAGTGACTAGCAGTCCGATTTGTATCAGTAAGACATCAACATCAATTCAGCTATCGTACTACTTAGGTTCTTAGGTTTAACTTAGGTTTTACCTAGGTTTTAACCTGTGTATCTCTATAAGCCCACCATAACTTTTATTGCTGCTTTCTAACCTAAAGTGCAGTGTTTATTTGTATTTGGCACGGAATATGATTATATTGATATTGTGACAGGGTTAGTATTACAGCGAAAGCTGTGCATCCCTAGAACCAAGCTTTGCTTGTTATAACGGTAGCGAGTACATGGTCCTCTATATGTTCGGACCTAACTCGCTACTTTTTTTTATAAATCTTCAAAAGCTACTTTCTTTGGCGGGTCTTGAAAAACAGACTGCTCTATCCGCTTATAGATTATCTTGTGCTGCTCCTCAAACCAAGCTAACGGCTCATTAGCATCCTTACCATTCTCTGGTAAGACACGTTTTGCAAACTTATAATATGCGTTTGGATCTTGTGGTTCTGTGCTTGCTATCTCCCACTGGCCTTGTGGTTTCAAAAGGGCGAGAGTACAAGGCATATCCTCATAATCATCTAATGTACAATGCACATAATTATCGCGGCCCCTATCGGTTAGGGTTACATCTAGACGGCTACGCTTCGTTATATCAAGACCATATTTAAGCATGAACGCCTTATGTACATGCCTTGGCTTGCTTGCAGTCCCCTTTGGTATGATGAAAGCTTGCTTTGGACTGTTGCGCCAATCTGGCCAGGCCATAATCAACGCACGTTCTGATTGTCTAACCAAAAGCTTTTGGTCCCGGGACATCGCTAGTCGCTCTTGTTCTAGCCGGTTAACATGCTCTTTTAAATTTTCTAACTGCTCTTTCGATGCATCCAAACCTAGTTCCAGCGTGCTTGCTCTCTTTAAACGATGGTAATCACTCAATTGGCTGTGGATGCGAAGCTGCACTATTTCTTGATGAGCTTCCCTCCCAGCATCAGGCGGTGTATCTAATATACCGCCATTCATATTGCTACTATCCATTATAATTTCGTTAAAGAAATTAAGGCTACTAAAGCTGGTACTCATACCACCACCGCCAAAACGAGTGAGAACATTGCAGTTCAGTAACTCTTCTGCTCGTTCTTTGCGTTGTTTCCAAGTGGCATAATACCGCTTGGCCATGCGCCTAACTTCGCCCTTTTCATTAACGAGCATAAGATAGTCATCGTCTTCTTTTACTTCGACTAATTTGCCAAAAACACGATATTCAGTTGAGCCAAAATTTGCATGGGTAATTTTCTGAGACATGGTGTTTTTATATCAAAAACATAATCGAAAAAAAAGCCCCACTGGATAACCAGTGAGGCATAAGATTTGCAGTTGGGAGATGTGACCTGAGCCACTACCTCCTAAACGTAGTTATGTTGGTTTTGCCATTAACACTATCAACGGCTCAGGTTCACATCATTTAAACTCGGGGAATTTCTGCCCTGCTGTTCTCTCCTGTATCTCCAATAAAAACTCTAACGCCTCTTTGCGTGTAGCTTTTGTATCGTGTTGCAGACATTCAATAGCATTTTGCAAGTGGTCTTCTACTGTCTGTACATACTTAAACTTTTCCATAACTATCTCCATCGTTATCAACTGTATTCAGTGTAACAAAAGAGACAGAAATGACAAGTAAAAAACGCCATAAACTGCTGTTTTTATTGTTTAAATTACCAGAAGCACCAGTACAATGTCCAATGGCTATAGCATAATGTCCTATTGCCACTCCGGGTCATTAGGCCAAATGGTCTGCTCATTCAACAAAGCATTTGCTGAAGATGGAAAGCAGTTGTGTATCTCATCTGCAATCCTATCAGCTACCTGTGCGGTTTCGTGCTGTGAATGAGGGTCAAGGCGTTGGTTACACACTCTGGCAAATGCCATCAGAGAACCACTCCAGTACCATTCAGTCATAATGTTTTGAGGTAGTACCATTCGGGCTTGCTCTGGGGCTATGCCCTGAACAATCATCTTTTGATAAGCTTCCAACGCAATGTCTGTAACTTCACCCAGGTACTTTGAGGGTAGCAATTGGTCCCGGTGTAATCCACTGCTGCCTTGCTTACTATTTTCTGGCTTACCTCTCCAAG